GTGGTGCTTGTAAACGTGCACCGTGTTGTCGGTATCGCTAAAAGTGTAAATCGCTCTAGTGGACATATCGTCCTCCATTGGTTGTTGACAGTCAGAGTGTCCCATATATAATGGATCACGTCAACAACCAACGGAGCATGAAAATGCACAAGCTTATCTTTAAGAATGACAAGGCCGGAACGCTGGCCAAGATGATGGAACATTCCAACGCGCACAAGCGGCGGATTCCGTACACACAAGACGAGACGACAGACCAAGGCCTTTGGCTTGTGAAAGATCACGGCATCTATTTGATGTCGCCAACGGCGGAGAATTTCATCATGACAAACGATGTCAATACCGTGGTCTATGCGCGGGGATACAAGCCAACGAAAGCGAACCGCGATACCTTATGGGACAAAACCCACGCGGTAAGCGGTGATGACTTTGCGGAGTTTGTTCGCCTTACTCCTAACATGGTTCGCAACGTACTGCGCGGGAGCGACATCACCATTGAATTGAGCGAAACAGAAATGGCGGTGACGGCATGAGAAACCTTGATCCAAACTATGGCGATAACACGGCCTGCGATTGCTGCGGTCGTGTTTTCGACGTTCGCAATGAACCGCACGAAGTGATTGATGACAATTGGGTGTGCGGCACTTGCGTCGAATACTACGACGAGGAGGAGCTGCGCGAGCGGCTCCTCGCCATATCGCGAATTTTTGGGACGCGGTGAGTCAGAATCTAAGCGGCAATTGACATCTGGGGGGCGGCGCGACTATCGTCGCCCCCTTACCTCCCTGCCGGGCGGCCGGGCCTCGAGGCCTGGCGATTCCTCGCCCGGGACTAACGGCCCAGGTGCCCTTGCCTGGGCCGTCTTTTGTTGAGGCCCCGACCCGACCCCGACCCGACCCGACCCAGCGCCCGACCCGAACCCGAACCCGAACCCGACTTGACCCATCCTGGAAAATCATGGTATATTGACCCCGTCAACAACAAACATCGGAGAAAGCACGATGCCTAAATTTACCAAGTTCTTTTCCACTGATAGCGCGAAAGCGATCAAGGCCGACAAGTACGGTTGGCTAAACGCAATCAATTACATGGCCCCGCACGATACCGCTGGCGTTGGCAATCTTTGCCCGGACGCGAGCGAGGGTTGTAAGGCCTTGTGCCTTGGAATGTACAGCGGCCAAGCGGCAATGGTTTCGGATCTCGAAAACGGATCCAACGTCGTGCGCGAAAGCCGAATCGCCAAGTCTCAATATTTCATGGACGAACGCCAAGCGTTCATGGCCGAGATGGCGGATCACGTGCGCGCCATGATTCGGAAAGCGGATCGCGAAAACAAAAGGTTGGCGGTTCGCCCCAACGGATCCACGGACATTGCGTTCGAGCGGATCCCAACGGACAACGGCCAGCCGTTGCCGATCCGGTTTCCGGAAATTCAGTTTGTGGACTACACGAAAAACATGCGCCGCGTACTGGATCCGAACCGGCCCGCCAACTATCACCTGACTTTTAGCCTGTCCGAAACCAACAAGGCGGAAGCCGAACAGGTACTGGCGGCGGGTTTCAATGTCGCGGTTGTGTTTGGCAACGGCCAGCCGGATTCGTTCATGGGTCATCGCGTGATCGATGGCACGGAGCATGATTTGCGGCACTTGGATCCGCAACCTGTTATCGTCGGTCTGGATCCAAAGGGCAAGAAAGCGAAAGCCGATACTAGCGGCTTCGTAGTGAGGGGGTACTAAAATGAATATCGAGGACAGACTAATCGATGAACTAGAAGCAATGGACCGAACCGATGCAGCGGCTTTTCTGATCAACAACCCGGAAATTACCGCCGAGATAGGGTTGGCTTTTGCGAACATGCTAGACAACGAACGTAGAGACAAAAACGCCTTAGCATGTGAACAGGTTCTAGAAAGCCACTATTTAAACCTCCGCGACGAATATCCTGATGAAGCGGAGGAATTCATTAAGCAGTGGAACAAGGTTCTAATTATCACCCCATTTGATACGGCGCCGGTTGTTGACACTTGATGGCGCCGCTGGCGGCTGGGTGCACCCGGCCGCCGAACCCCCGCCGGTTATTGACCTCTCCGGCGGGGGTTTCCTATACCCCAGGCCCGGGCCAGGGCGCTCGAGGGTCAGGCTTCCCGATCCGACGCCGGGTGTACCCGATCAAAAACTCCTGGAGCCCGAGCTGGTCCGACCCCGACCACAGGCACGGCACCATGGTCCCTGGCCCCGACCCGACCGACCCCGACCCGACCGACTCCGGTCCATGGTCCCCGACCCGACCCGACTTGAGCCCGTGTTCCGCTAGCTCCCGACCCCGACTCCCGTCAAACAAATATAGGTTCGACTGTTCGAGGGCCTTAACAAGGAAGAAACTTACGCCTCCCGACTTGCAATAGGCGAAATTCCAAGCGACTTGATGGGCTGACACATTTACCCGGTTAGTTTTGGTCACTTTAAGTTCTAGCCAGAATGGAAGGCCTTCCGCGCATATGTGAACGTCGGGTATCCCGCCGCCGAAGCGGTTTTCAATCCGTGTGGTGTGCCAGCTTTTGGGGAAGTTCGCTCGAAGATTGTTCCATAGAAGCGTCTCCGGTTTCTGTGTCATTTATCACCTCGTAATCAGCATCTACGAACACACTTGGGTGCGCCTGCCGGAGTTCAGATAATCGAGATTCGATCTCTTCGCGGCTCATGTTTTCGATAGCGTGGAAATGATTCGTCTCGCGCCTGTCCGTCGTCAATCCGCCCAGCGCCGAACGCGTCTTCTCCGCGTTGATGGCCGCAGAGAACTGGCCGGCCTCTTCGGCGTTTTCCGAAAGTTCGCGCAATCGCTTCAACTGCCCCATCAGGGTGACGCCATACTTTCGTTCGCGCTCTTCACGAAGTTCCGCAATGTACTCCGCGACATGCGGGAAGTCCTTCGTGTTCAAAAGTTTGTGCGCTTGGATCTTCGCGATCCCGTTCTTGTCGGAGTACCCGGCCAGGCGAGCGCATTCCGCATTTGAGTGCGTCCCGTCTACAAAGTGCCGGGCGAAAGTCTTCTGGCGATTCGTGAGTTTACGACCGTGCGCTTCCTCGATCTCTTCGGCTTTTGAGTCGATTCGACGTTTCATATAAGCAACTCCTCTATACAGGCTTTTTGAAAACTAACCCTGTTTCCGACAAGCGTCAAACAGCTCTTCGGCTAGAAAAGTGTAACGGGAAGCACTAAACTGTAACGAAGTGTAACGGGAAGTGTAACGACTACTTTTCAACCAGATCAACGGTTTAACACCTGTTTTCGGGTACTCGTCACACTTTTACACTTTTTTTCGTCCAAAATTTTATTTTCAAAACGTTTTTTTCAATTTGCCCGTATATATGTGACGGGAAGCATTTGACCATGGTCCATGGATCATGTTACTTTAACGAACTACCACGTCTCATAGAAAGGAAGAGAGAGATGAGAAACCAAGTTATTTCCCTTTACGATTATACGGGCGAGGCTTTGCGCCCCTGGGCCGAGGCTGGTTATCAGTGCTTCGCCTACGACATCCAGCATGACGGTGAGCGGACGGAAGGCAACATCACCTACGTCCACGCCGACCTTTACAATACGGACACGCTTCTTGAGATCATCGGTCGCCACGGCACCAAGGCATGTTTCATGTCCGCGTTCCCGCCTTGCACTGATCTTGCTGCGTCGGGTGCGCGGTGGTGGGCCAAGAAGGCGGAGGCCAACCCGTTGTTTCAGGAAGAGGCCGCCGCCCATGTTCAGCGGTGTATGCTTGTTGGTCAGGCGTTGGGTTGCCCGTTTTACATTGAGAACCCCATCGGTGCGTTGACGCGTTTGTGGCGCAAGCCGGATCACAAGTTTGATCCGTGCGACTACGGCGGGTATCTTCCGGAGGACGACGTGCATCCGCGTTGGCCAGATGTTATTCCCCCGCGTGACGGCTACAGGAAGAAGACTTGTCTCTGGACAGGTGGCAGTTTCAAGATGCCGCGCCAGAATGCGGTAGCGCATAAGACGCTGACGTATGACCGAGCTGATCCGAAGAAAGCGGGTAACTTTTCTCCGGTTGCTGGCAAGACGGGTGGCAAGTCTGCGAGGACGAAGAACATCCGCAGTGCCACGCCGCGTGGGTTTGCACGGGCGGTGTTCTTGGCGAATGCCGACTACACATGGGTAAACGACGGGATGATCTTGGGTGGCGTTCGTAATTATGGAAACGGTGTTATCGTGAAAGGACTGATTGACTAATGAAGATAATCTGCAAGACCTGTGGAGGTAATGGTTACGTCGCTGTTGACGTGCGGGACGATGGAAAGGGGCCAGCCTACGACGACTGCCCCACGTGCCACTGTGAAGGAGAAGTCGAAGATGGACTTATGGAAGCGCATCAAACGCAAAGAGAACTGGGAGAGTAGGATGGGACCGGAATACTTTTTGTTAATCTTCGCCGGGAGCGTAATCTCCGGCATCCTGATGTACTGGTTCTAATTGAGCCAGCTAACAACGGTTGACCTGTTCTCCGGAATAGGCGGATTTGCCCGTGGCCTCGAAGCCACCGGGCATTTCCGGACCACCTGTTTCGTGGAGCAGGATCCGTTTTGCCAGGCGGTGTTGAAGCACCACTGGCCCGATGTACCTGTACTGGATGACGTAAGACATGCCCGACTCCCCGACTTCCCCGACTCCCGACCCGATCTTGTTTGCGGAGGATTCCCTTGCCAGCCGTTCTCACAGGCAGGAAGACAGCTCGCTCAGGACGACCCCCGACATCTCTGGCCTGAGATGCTTAGGGTTATCCGGGAACTCCGGCCCACTTGGGTTGTTGGAGAGAACGTTGTTGGGCTCATCAAATTGGGCTTGGACGAAGTACTCTCTGACTTGGAAGGCGAAGGCTACGCCACAAGGACGTTTAATATTCCAGCTTGCGCGGTTGGAGCCCCGCACCTCAGACAACGGATCTGGGTTGTTGCACACTCCGACAGCGAAAGCGAACCAGACGGCACCTTCGATGGTAACGCGGGG